CGCCCGCCGTCCTAGCCGCTTCCTGCAACGCCCCAGGAGACATCTGTTGTCCAGTCATAGCAGCGCGAGCCATAGCCGACTGCACCGATTGTGCCCCAACCTGCGCGGCCTGCGTGGTTTCCGCCAACATCTTCTGACGCTCTTCCTCAGAAAGACCAGCCGACGCCGGGTCTTCCCTGAACTTCCGCGCCTCCTCAAGCAACATCATCTGGGCAATCTTCTTGGGGTTCTTGGTGCCGAATTGGGCGCGAGCGCGAAGGTTCTCGGCCCGAGTTGCCTTGCCTTTTTCTGCCGCCTTCCCGGCAGCAGCCGTAAGCCGTGTCTCGCGATCATCAAAAATAGACATCAATCACCTCAGTCGTCGGACGCTTTGAAGAAAATGTACTTCATTGACCGGGCGCGGACCCGAGTCTGTTTCACGTCCCCATGTTGGATAACACGAAGAGACGCAGAATGAAAACCCTTCCTCAACGGCTGGTCTCCGGGGAGCGGTATCCATTGATGTCCTGACCAGTACCTGCCCTTGTAGCGATCTCTCAATCGCAATGTTTGGCGGAGAGTCGAGCCTCCACTAGACGACGCCGCAAACATCGTGCGACGAACTCGCCGGACGTTGCACGCATTGTCTTTGTCGCCATTAGGTCCGACCCTTTGCCCATCAAGAAATAGCCGGATGTGACTTTCTTGCGCCGTACCTGTGGAGTCGTTTGTAAAGGTCACCTGCCAAGTCAAAAGCACAAAGGCTTTGTACGGAAGGTAGAACTGAACAGAGCCCCCTGGGATAGCGATGAAGTTTCCCGCATTCGCTGTTTCAGGGTCTGACACACCCGAAAACACCCCGTCAATAGCAGGGGCTAAGGCGCTAGTCGTGGCGCGTGTAGAGAAGTAGTCAAGGTTGGCCGTGCCCCCCACCATGCCGCCGCCTGAGACAGAGTTCTTCTGAAGATAGTTGTAGTCCAACTCCCGATTCCCGATGGAGTCTAGGTTGTCGGCATCTAAGAATCCGTTCACTACGGCCAGAGAACTTGTCGCAACCCCGCCGTCTAACGAGTAGAAGTTGTCGTACACATCCTCGCCGGTCGGGGATGTGTTTGGAACAAACGGAGTGTAAACAACTTTCGACATTACATGTCCTCCAGTTCTTTCTTGCCCTTAAAGGTGTCCGGGTCTTGCATGTCAGAAGCCTGAAGGTCGTCTTTGATGGCATCCCGAGTAGACAGCGCGTCCTGCACCTTCTCTTTCCGCAACTGCGCCAAGCGCTTTTGCAAAAAAGACATAGAAGCTGAGGTGCCTTTTTGGGCGTCTGTTTCTGGCATTAGCGCTTCCTCCGGCGATACTTGCTTCGCTTCCACTTCTTCTTCTCTCCCGAGTCAGATTTCTTTCGGAAGCTCTGTACTTGTTCATAAGTCATATCGCGGAACAAGACCACATTCTCCATCCCATCAGGTGCGCTAGACTTTTTGTACCGGCGCGGCGCGTACCTTGCCGCAAGGCAGGCAATCTGAAGTGCGGAGATTTTATCCCAGTGATGACGTTCGCGTCGGCGCCCTGGCTTGCCTGAGTGAAGCAACTCTGCCGCCTCGCTTCTCTCCGTTCTTTTGTCTTGCCGGTAAGAGCCTAGCTGACCCACAGTATCTTCATCATGAAGAATCAACTCGTCTCTCAAGGCGTCTTGTAAGTAAGACAGCATCCGGGCTATTGATTTAGCAGTCGCAGCCACCCCAGGTTTGTATGGCTTGTCGAAATATAGGTTTGGATAATCCATATCTTGCAGTAGAGCCAAAGTAGCAACACCCACGCCATTACTTTCCACGGCGACGAGGGCATTATTGTACTTTTTCCCAACCTCGTATATCTTCTTAGCAAATAGTACAGGGTCAGTAATACCACCAAAAGTAGCAACTTGAGTCCACTCCCCATCATAGACTTTCAAAACTTGGAAGGCAGCATGATCTCTCGCAGCATAACCCGCCGGGTCAGCCCCCATCACATAAACCGCGCCTCCCTCCGGCTGTTCGTACTCCATGTATGGAGCCTTCCAAGCAGTCAGTTCGCTCTCTTGGTGTTTGCGTAAGAGTTCAGCATGAAAGACAGACCCGATAGAAGCGATCCAGCAGGTAACATCATCGAAGGGGTAGTAGACGCGGAACAGGTCCGGGTTCTTTCTGATCTCAGCGTCAGTCTCCAACATCAGACGGCGGAAGGCCAAGTTCTCCTTCTTGAGACCATAGCGCCCGTACTTATCAAGAAGCCTGATCTCCTCGGTGTTGAGGGCGGCGGTGTCGGGCCAAGGACGAGCGTTGAGCTTGCCATCCCAGAAAGGGAAGAAGGCGTAGACCCATCGACCTAGCCCTGACTTGGCATCCCGGCATTGGTCGCGCCACCATTCAGCAGAGGGCTCGTGCATCGGGCTTGGAGTAGACTCGAGCACAACTTGGGAGTGGTCCCTGTTGATCATCGAAGGGTAGATCATCGAGAACTGGTGGCCCGCGTTGCGCCAGTAAGGAAGCTCCGACCCATGAAAAGAGTCGGGCGACTGACCAATACCAACGGCCCCTGACTCACCAGACAAGACACGCATCTTGCCCCCGTGGTCAAACGTCATCTGACGGACCTCTCGGTTGGGAACCGTTGAGGCTCGGACAATCTCCGGCCAACGGCTGTGAGTCAAGTGAACCCGACGGTGCAAGTATTCGGCGCGGTCTTTGTTATCCGCAATACAGACGTGATCGTGCCCTGGTGTGTACGCCGCCTTGACGTAACCACACAACTCCGAGGTCAGGCTCTTACCGCCCTGACGATAACCGAGAAGCGTCAGCCACTTCGACTGCCCCATCTCTGTTTGGGGTGGATTGGCATAGTACGAGAGCAGAGTAGCCTGAAGTTTGTGCGTGATCGCAAATGGATCAAACGTGTGCTCTTGGCCTGTCTTCTGATCGATAATCTTCGCGTAAGCCTGAAGGCTGATGGAAGGATCGCCAAGCGCAGCTAACGCCTCGTCTTCGCTTGCCTGACTCACTTCATGCTCTTGTCGCCCTTGCACTTCCACCGCTTTCGCGAAAGGTTGTTAGGCGTGTTGGGGTCGTTTCGTTTAGAAGCGGGCAGTCTCTTTTTAATACCGGCAGAGCGGGCGCAGTATGAGTCACCTTTCGACGTTCCGGGTTTGACCCGAGGACCGCCTCCCTTGGCCTGTCCCGCTTGGCCATAAGACACCTTCTTGCCTGACGCGGTGCGCTTAACGCGAGCCTTGCCCTTGCGGGGCGTGAGCGCTTTTCTTGCGGCAGACCTGCGCCGGGATTTGAAAGAGTCCGCCATCACTACCTCTTCTTGCCCTTATGTAACCCGTGCTTGGCATACTGCTTACCCGCTGCCTTTGCTTTCCTCTTCACAGCGGTGGCTCGAGCCAACTTCCTAGTCCCCTTTAGGCTTTCAATCGTGGCTTTTGGCGCGTAAACCTCGCCTGTGTCTTGGCTCCGCTTTCCAGAAGCGGTCGTCCAATCCTGCTTAGTCCAGCGGCTAAGAGACTCTTGTGACTCCTTCTTTGCCATCAGTCTGTGTAGCCTCCGCCCTTCTCTTTGTAACGCTTGGCCAGCATCTGAGCTTTGCGGGCAGACCACTGCCCAGGCTTCCCGCCTTTTCCGCCAGCCTTAATAGCTGCGTACAGGCGCTTCCGCATCATAGGCTTTGTGTAGTTGCCCGCTTCGTTGACTCTGCTTTTTTTCTCAGCCATATCAAGCCAGCCCGCCGAACTCCTGCGATAAAATCTTGTCGTAGGCTTTGCCTTGGCTCAACTTCATGTTGACAAGATGTTCCTTGCCTTCGGGGGCAGCGACAATTGTGATCTCTTTTGTCACGGGATCCATTTGATAGTCGTAGTCACCCGCCCCTTTTACAATCTGCGGCTCGGAAGGAGCGCCCGCTTCTTCAGCAAACATGGATGGGTCTTCTGCGGAGACATCAAGCTCTCCAGGTTCCGTGACTGACGCCAGGGCGGTCTTCGCGGCAGACTCCCGAGCGGCGCGGGGATCGAACATCTCCACCGGCGCATCAATAAATGCTTGCTCCTCTTCTAGCGTCGGACCTCCGAAAGACGCCATGCGGCGCTCATCGGCGGTAACAACATCTTCAACCGGAGAGGCTAGCAGTTCTTCCTCATCCTTAGGGTCGATCATCGCGGGCGATTCTCGCCTAGCCTTGTCCTTGGCGATATAATCAGCAACTTGGCCCGGAAGAAGAGCGTGCAAATCTTCAACGCCTTCCTTCTCAATCCTGGCTAGCTCAGCATCTTCCTCTTCAGGCGACATGTAAGACGCTAATCCCCTTCGGGTTGTCTCGCCCTTACGCAAAGCCTTTCGGGCGGCGCGTCTCGTGGGAGCGGCGGCGCGGTAATTCTGTCTATCCTCTCTAGTTTTTTCAGCCATTCTTAACCTCCGCCTTCACAGGCTCACGTGTGTCGAGTAACTCATTTGCATCGAAGTAGTCACCCCTAATCTGCTTGGTCTCCCGCTTCACCTGCACCAGCGCCGTCACGATGTCGGTGTACGCATCCTGCGGATTCCCATCAACAGCGTTCTTGGCGGCGATAATCGTAAAGTTCAACTCATGCCAAGCCCGAAGTTCTTTGGCGATGACCGGGGTGATGCGGCCCTCCATAAGAGCGGCCATAATCTTGCACCCAAACCCAACTAGATCGTCATACTCCTCGATGGGGTGCTCTTCGATAAAGCGAGCAATCTCCTGCCGCTTGTCTTTTGGAACGAGCATCAACCAGGCGGCGTAATCAGTCCCTGACGCCTCTGCTGCGGTACGCCCCTTTGCTGCCTGACCTGAAGTCCGTTTACGATTCGACATCTACGCCTCTTTTGTGTAATACAGCCTGCACTTTTTGGTGATCCGTGGTTTTTTCGGAGACCCGTACACCAAATAAGTCACATAACGAGGAGAATCAAGAAAAGGACGCGCCTCTTCTTCGTAAAGCAGAAAAGGATTGGCCCTCAACTTCTGCACTATAGTGCCTTTTTCTTTTAAGGAAAGCCCGGATAAGTGGGGCGGCATTAGGCTGCGACTGAAGTTGGTAGCAGAAGCCCATAGAAGAAATTGTGGTCGCTCCCACAAGGTCTCTATAGCGCAATACATGTCTCTTTCTATGTCCCGCTCTGATTCTCCAAGCATGACGCTTAGTTGCCCTAAGCTAAAACCCATGCAGTACAGTATTAACTTTAAGTAGTGGGTGTAGGCTTTGGATGTTCGCGTTGCTTTGAACTTCATGTCTACATTGCATATGTCGAAAGGCGTCGGTATCAGCCTGTGCTTAAAGGCGGGGAGAATTGCAGCAGGCCACGAAGGTGGTGAGCGTAGGCAGTTTTTAGAGTGGACCCACTGTAAGACGAAAGGATCTGACTGTAACCACTCCGCGCAATTCTTGTTTACTCTGGCCTCCGACAAATGAGAAAACAAGATGGGGCGCTCCCGCAGGCTGTTCAAAGATTTGAGGAAGGCACTCCATGAACAGCGGGGGTAGTTTTTATCCTGGTGGGCTAGCCTTAGGGCGCGAAGCGGCAGGGGCGAGGGATCAGGCTTCAATGTCACCACCCCACCCCATGCTTTTCGCAAGAGCCTCCGAAGGGCTGTCTGGAACTTCAAACCGGCGCAGTGAAATGCCCTCCCATACGCGAACCGACTTTCGATCTCCGTTCACCATCGTTGAGGTGACCTTGGAGCGAAAATCGCGTTCTGAGAGTTGTCGATTGAACAGCGAATAGTTTTGTGGACGCTGGTGCATGTCCTCACACCACTCCACATAGTCCAGGTACAGTTGCTTTTTGACAACGCGCTGACCCTTGCCGACTACGCAGCGGTCTTCCATATACTCGGACAAAACATCCATTTCGTCCCGGTACTCTGCGGTGGCCAAGCGAACCTGCTCTGGGGGGTTCAGTCCGTTCTTCTGCCACATGAGGCAACCCTCTACAAGGCGGGCCAGAATACCAGGCGCTTCCGCCTTGAGCTTGTCCGCAAAGAACATGTCCTTCTCGGATTCGGGGATCCTACGCCTCCAGGGGATGCGAATAACTCGACGCCAGATGCCTTCATCGTTGCCTTTGATGATGGGGCGGTGGTTTGCGGCAATGCAGAGTTTGTGTGTGGGCTCGAACTGGTAGAAGTCTTGGCGCATACGTCGGGCGCGAACAGGGTCACTCCCCGTCAACTGCTTGATCAGCGCCTCTGCGAATGGCTTTCCTTTCTCAACTTCCGCATTGGCGACAAACCTCGCGCCCTCAAGGTCGGCAACCTCTGTGGGGTGGGACTCATTCTGCTTAGACATTAAAAGTCCGGGGGCTCCCTGGATCGCATAATCTCCAAGGATGTGCATCAGCAGCAGCAATGCGGTCGTCTTTCCATTGCAGCCGGTTCCCTCCATAAATAATAGACACTGCTCGGACACAAGTCCAGTCAAACAGTATCCGAAGAACCGATGCAGGAACTCGACAACCTCCTCATCGCCCTCCATAGCGTCGAGGATGAACTTGTCCCAAAGAGGACACTGGGCGTCTGCCCGCCATTCGGTCGGACTTGTTTTTGTAATGTAGTCGGTCCTGTCGTGGTCCGAAAGTTTCCCTGTTCGGAGATCGAGAGTCCCGTTTGCTACGTTGAAAAGCCACGGATCCACATCAAGCCTCGACGACATCACACAGACCTCCGCTTCAGTTGACGCCACGCTAACCATAGCGTTAAGGCTGCGGGAACTTTCACTACGGATTGCATGTCTTCTGATTTCCCTACGCCTTGTATCGTCAGTTTCTACCTGCGCTTCCGCGAAGATGGTCGATACGGCAGTCTTGGCTCTGCGCTGAATCCCGCCGTCCAAGTCTCGGAGCCATCTAATCCCGTCATAGAGATACCATGTCCCGTGATTCGGACAGAATAGGATCTCATGCTGAAAGGCCCGAACCAGGCGCTTCGCATTTCCAAGGTCGGTCAGATTAGGCGCGTCAACCGAAGACGGGGCCAGCGGCACATGCGTGTCATTCGTCGTGCTTGCCTCGAATTTCTCCCCGGCTACGTCTTGGAGGTGTTTCCACCCGAGACTCTTGCCCTGATCGTTACGCTCATGTCCCTTGCAGTTCTTGTGAAGGCATCCGGCTACGACGGCCCCGTTATGAAACTGAACGACGTAGGCGCTCCGGTCGGTATGGTCTGTGTCCCAAGGGCAGACGGGGAAGACCCACCGCTTTCCTTGGTTATGCCACGACTCGGCATCCCCTAGACTGGGAAAGTTTCTCGACAACCATAGCTCGAGCCGAGCCTTCGACCCGCCTGACATCCCCTCCTCCTCCTTCTCAGGGAGAAGGTCGAGTAGAGCCTGGAGTTGCTGCTGCGAAACTTCTTCTACGACTTCTGGGGATTCAACCAAATCACTCATACGCCAGGGTCTAAGGTCGTTATGCTCGCCCTTGCGTGCTGCGGTGCCGTACAACTTCCAGATGCGGCTGGGGTTGTAGACCGCCTGGTCCACCTTCGTCTCCTTGGTGTCGAAGATGAATGCCAGAACATCTAGTAAATTACTAACTGTTTCTGAAGTTACCCCCGAAATCCGGTAAAGGAGGTGGTATCCGTTGCCGGAGTCCCCCACGATCGGGTCGGGCCACCCCATGTCGGACAGATACTTGCGGATCTTGTACGCCATTGCCTTTGATGCCAGCTTCTCAGGCTTGGCACTAGACACATTCGCGGGCCTAGCCGGGTCAATGTCCACCAATAGCCAGCGGATCTCCTCGATGTCCCGGTCAGTCGTCAATAGACCCCGCTGGGCTGGGGATAACTTGTTGGGAGACCGCTCTAACAGCGCGGATTGCACCGGATTCGGCGTAAAGTACACGCCCGAGGCCCCTGCATCCGACAAGGCTGCCGCTGCCTTGCTCATCTTGCCCATATCGGTGAAGAATCCAGCGAATGTGCGCCGGTTCCCACCCTTATGGGGCACCTTCAGCGCCCTAAGCTCGTACACTTTCCCAGGGACAGCAATCTTCTCTAACGCCGAGTGAATCTTCTCGGCATCTGCCTGCAATTTCATGTCTACTCCCTAGAACAAGTCGAGCTTTTGCCAAGTGTTGTCGTAGTTGTTTGGCAACTCCACCTTCCGTAACATCTGCTCGACCGCTACGGGAGGGATTCTCTTCTGTCCGCCTACCTGGTAGGCACGCA